CTAGTAACTATAAACAAAATATCGTATCAAGTGGTACTGGTGGTGTTGATGAAAAGACCATGAGAGCAAATGGTATGAGTGAAGAAGCCATTGCACGAGCGAAGGCGAGAAACATAGATGAAACCAGAGTATTAACCCAAACTGAAAAAGTTGTTAATGGTCAAGGTGTCATTAAAGAAGACTTCGCTACATTCAATCCAAAAACTGGTAAGGCAATGTTGTCTGGTGACTCTGCTGCTACTGGAGTTACTACTGATGCACAGGGTAATAAATCTACTGGTGGAACACGTGAGATTAGTAAACGTGCATTTGATCAGATTAAGAAAAATGCACAGGCTGGTGGTGACAATGCTAAAATCGCTGAGATCGTTAAGGAAGATGATGCCTATCAGAAACTTAGCTGGTTCGATAAACGTAAAGTTGATGTAGGTTACGCTAAGGCATCTGAACTTCTTGCAGTAAGTCAACCAAATACTGCTGATGCTGTTACTAAGAAATCAAGTGATGCTGCTTCTCTGAAAGAGAACATCACTAAAGCATCTGGTAATACTAATGTGGTTAACTCTCCATTGACTACATACAACAATCAGAAAGTTACCAATGTCAAAGCACCAATTAGAAACCAAGAGTCTTCTGTTGGTGAATGGTTAAAGAGCAAGTACCAATAATGAAAAAGGGCTACCGCAATGGTAGCCCTCAATACTTAAGCAGTATTAATTAGTCTTCTTTAGCAATCTTCTCAAAGTAAGACATAACATCATCGTCTTCATCATTGATCTCTGCCATCTTTGGTGCAGGTTTACTTGCTACCTTAGGTGCAGATGCAACAGGACGATCTTCTTGTTCAGCAATCTCTGCAGCAGACTTGCTAGCAAAAGCATCACCAGACAATACTTCGTTCAACTTCTTCTTCAACTCATCATAAGACTTGAAGTTCTTACGATCAGTAAACTCTGATAGTTTGTGCTGAGAGTTGACGATGTTCAACAGCTTGTCTTCATCTTCAGAAACTACTGATGGCTCCATAAAGGCAGACTCATCATAGTTTGCGTATCCATCTTTCTTACGCATACGCATCTTGAAGTTAGCACCTTCCCAAAGATCAAACACATTGACTGGCTTTTCGTCTTCGAAAGTTGGTCGTGCCTTGTCCATGATCTTATCAAAGATCTTCTTGCCAAATTTGAACAAGAATACTTTACCTTCGTTCTCTGGATGTTTCGGATCGGAAACAACAAGAACATTGGCAATGAAACTTAGCTTACGCTTTTGTTTACGTGCAATCTCTTTGTTGGCTTCAGAACCAGAATTCCACAGTTGAGTATTCAACTCACCGACAGGATCGTTCTCACCAAGAGTAGTCAAACTATTCTCGATGTACCACTTACCAGTTGGTCCTTGGAAACCATGAGAGAACAAACGCACCCATGGCAGTTCGTCACCTTCTACACGAGGTAAGAATCGTAGGGTTGCTGTACCATTACCTGCTTTGTCTCCTTCAAGACGCCAGAATCGGTCATCATTGTAGGACTTGGTTTCGGTTTGGGGATTGGCGATCTTCTCGAATTCTCCAGCGATTTTACCGAAGTCTGAGTTGCGCATTTTGCGGAGTGCTTGAATATCCATTTCGTATTTCCTTTGTATAAAAGTATGTTAAGTATTTTTAGTATGTTTAATTGTAATCTCATCATTTATTTCAACATCATCATCAAATGGTGTGTCGTCAAAATCATAATCTTCTTCAACATAACTATTTAGCGTTTTCATACCGCCAGTCTTTCGACCATTGGCATGTTTAGCACCTTTTCCAGAACGCTCACTGGAAAATTCATCAATGTGTTTCTTGTATGTCTTGCCCATAATATCACTATGCAATTTCTTCTATGAAATGATTGAAAATCTTTTCGATCTTAATCTTATCGTATTTAACGAACCCAGTCAACTTTTTAATTCGTCTTAGTTCGTTATCCCAAATATATTTTACTGATACATTTTGTGTCCACTTCTCAAGTAAAGGATAAAAATCATCTATAATTCTTAGAGTTTCAATGGATATCTTTCCGCCAATGAACATATTAAGAGCTATGGGATATTCGTTCTCAGTAAATTCAAATATTGCACTGTGTTTAAGTTTGTTCATCTCAACGTAAGTTAGCATTGCAGCTAGGTCGTCAACGAACACCTTTGTAATACTCTGTTTGCGTTTCATCCACTGAAGGTAATTGTCCTCAGCTTCTTGTCCTGCATAAATTGCATTCTCATTACCATAAGCAAAGTTAGAAGTAAAGAACTGAATGATGTCTTTGTCTTCTGGATGCTTCACAGCAAGTTTCTCAAAAATGTATCTATCATTCCTAGCATTAAATGCTTCACGTGTACCACGAACATTGCCTCTGTTCTCAAAGACATTAAATTTATCAGTGGTAAAGTGTAGTTTGATCGCTAGGTAATAACGATATGCTTTAAATCCGTCCACTTTTCAGTTTCCTACACTGTTCTTTCATAGCTGCGGTATAGTCTGGAGATATCTCCGCTATACTACAGTTATAAGTTTTTTCACTAGGTGAATGTGTGATCAAAAATACCATAAGAGAAATATAACAAATAAAACCTATTAGAAAAAGAATCCATACTCTTATACTAATAGTGTCATTATCAAACATCTAGTTGAGCCTGTTTAGGTAAATAATTCAATTCACGAAAGTCCATTTCAATCTTATCCTTCAAAGACTTATTGATAAGATGCGAAATGTCTTCTGGTTCCAAGTAATTGGTGCGACAATACTCAAGAACCGCATCCATATATGTCATTTTAGTTTCACTAACTTTCTGCTCTATGTGTAGAGAAAAATCATTGGCATTTTTAAACATCAAAACTTCATTATCTAATTTCATATTAGTCTGGATTCTTTTCTTCTGAATTATTGTCTTCTGGTTTGGGATTATAAAATTCATGATATTCATTAGTCTCACTAATTCTAGCTTTTAATTCTTCTTCTTCAGCAGCAAGTCTAGCTGCTCTAGCAGTTTCCGTTTCAAATGTTCCAGCTGCAATAGCTTCTTCTTTTGCTTTCTTCTCAGCAGTTACTGCGTCCACCTGTTCTTTGACTGCATTAATTTTATCCATATCAGCTTGTTTTAATTCAGCTTTTTTGATCCAATACTCAGCTTCTTTGATTGAACGAGAAACAGTATCATATTCTTTTAGCTTTGCTTTATAGAGTTTCCAAACTGGCGTATCAGTGTTATCTGAGTCCATTTGGTCGCCATACTGATCTAAGAACATAGAGAAAAACTTATCGAGTCTCATTTTAACTCCAAGTAATTCTTTGTAATCATTGATTTTACTAGTTGTGCTCATTTAATTTCCTTATTGTTGTGGGAGTAATAGACACAGTTATTTATCTATTATACAGTATTTATTATTGCAAGACAAGCATTATCCTCGTCTCATTCTTGCAATTTCGATGGCTTCTTCGTCAGAGAAGATAGGAACAGCATTGGACTTGTGCATCGTTCCAATACCTTTAACCTTAGTACCAGTATAGACTGGACTAGGTTTCTTGCTACAATCATGATATCCAGAATTCAGACTAGGATACTTTACAGTCTCACGCTGGTATACTGGAGTTGTAGTGAGGGGGCTGCTAGTATCTGCTAGCTTTTTAGATGGATACTTCTTTAGCATAGCTTCCCACGCAGCCTTCAACTCTCGTTGTTTGGCATTTGGTTTAGATTTTTTCTTACTAGAACTCTTCACGTAAATAAACATAGATCACCTAAGAAAAACATTAATATTTGACACACTTCGGATAACAGCATTACTCACATTAAACGATACTGGAATCATCTGCTGTCTCTCATCAACTAACAGTGCAGGTTGGTTGTATCTTACATTGTAACTTTTAAAGATAGAGTTATTAACTGACTCCCCAGCTGCAACATATCGATACAGTTTCATATCCAAGTAATTCTCATGTAGGACTACTTCTTGTCCACCAACATCAGCTACAAGAACTAACTTTGGATTGCGTGGTAGATTCATATCAACATTAATGCTGGAACACTCATTACCACTAAAGCAAACCATCATATTGTTATTCACCTGTCGTTCTGGTGGCTTTGTGGCAGAGTAAACACCAAGAGAAGCCAATGCACCAATAGCACCAAAATTAGTCATTGAATATGATATCGCTCCACCAGTTACCATGTCACGAATGTTGTTATTCGTATCTCCCTTTTGATTGACTACACTGGCAAATGATTTCATATCACTTATCCACTTTGGTTGCCATGATAAAGTTATATTCGCATTTACAGTAGTCTCGTATGCTCCCACTTTAGTAGAAACTGAAGATGCATCAGCCCTAATTGCAGAAGTAACATTGTTTAGATGCCTTACAATCTTTTCTCTCTTGTCATGTTCGTCAAAGTCAATATTCAATGAAGTACCTCGATTCTTCTTCATCGAATTATTTTTTGGGACAACATCTGCAATGATCTCTACTTCATACCCAACAGGTGTGGAGTTTTTCGAAACAATTTTATATGTTTTGATAACTCCACCATTATACTGATCAATTTCCTCAGTAACCTTTCCATTCTTAGCATGGTTTTCACCGATGATGAATGTGCTTGCACCTTTCTCTAGTGCCTGCGTCTTTGCATTCTCTAATGCAGAAGCATAGGTGGCACCATAACCAGTCACACGCACTTCTTCAGCAGAAGCGAATGTAGATATCAACAAAAGAGAAAGAAGAGTCTTGTTCATTAGAAACCATTCATTTGAGTGCGCACGACAGCTGCAGCATTGATACTTTTCTTGGAAACCATAAGTGTCACAGCAACCATATTAGACTCACGATCAATACTACGATTGGAAATATAAGCACCACGTAGAATACCCTGAGAGTTATCATTAA